TACAAAACCTCTACAGGGAAATCCTGAAAAAATTATCTCTAACCTACTACAAGAAAGTTTAAATACACAAAAAGAATTTTTTAGCGAACCATCTTTATTTGATACAAAAATTTTACCAAATAGGAAAAGAGTTTTTGATTTAGTTAATGCGATGGCAGTAAAAAGTGTCTCTCCACAAGCAAAATTTGATCAAACAAAAGACACAACAACATCACAAACAAATACATCTCAAAGTGTGAGAGGAAGTGCTGGGTTCTTTTTCTGGGAATCTAAACGAGGTTATAATTTTTTCTCAGTTGATTCTTTATGTGCAAATGATGATAGTAGTCTTAAATCAAAAAAATTAGAATCACCTTCGTGGGGTCCTTACATAGAGAAAATTGCTAATCAAGGTGATGGAGCAGATGATAGGTTTGTAGTATATCGATCTACTTTTGGATCTGAACTTGATTTAATGTCATCATTACGCAGAGGTAAATATTCTTCTATGGTAGTGTTCTTCAACCACTCCACAGGACAGTATGAAGAGTATGTTTACAAGATTAAAGACAGTTATGATAATATGGCACATTTGGGTGGTCAAGAAGGAATTACTTTGATTCCCTCAAATCAGATTGAATTATCTGATTATCCGAGTAGAATCATGTCTATCTACTTAGATCACGAATCATGGTATAACGAAAAAACCCCCGCTTCACCCGATCCAAAAGATGGTAGTACAGATCCAACTAAGTTTGCTGACTGGCAGAAATTTTATGCTGCACAATCTCTCGCGAGATATCAGTTATTAAAGAACCAAATATGCACCATAGTAATTCCTGGAAATCCTGATATTTGTGCGGGTGATAAAATTGACATTAGATTATCGAGTAAACTTCCAAATGCTGAAGCAAGAAAAGATCAATACGATACAGAATCTAGTGGAACTTATTTAATCAACGAGGCAACTCATACCTATGATACTACAGTCGGAACTAATGGTAGATTCACAACAACTCTCAGACTCATGAGAGATTCATATGGTCTTAAAGATAGACCATCAAACCACGGCACTAAATAAAAACGTAGAAGCAATTACTTATGGAAAATATCGAAGCCCACATTGCTAAGGATAAAGAGATCCTTGACAATCCTATGACTTCTCCCAACCAACGTCGTCATATCGAAGGTGAACTTCAGGAACTTGAAGTTTATGCAGAAAATCACAAACAAGAAATTGAGGCAGGAGATCATCATGATCCCTCACCTTTAGAACTGTTTTGTGAAATGGAACCAAGCGCACTAGAGTGTAAAGTCTTTGATGATTAATTAACATGGACCAACTATTATCACAGTTGATTCCTACTCAGCGCATTGGATCAGATGGTTTCAATTGGTGGGTGGGTCAAGTCGAACAAACTGCCGCAGAAGAAAAAACTAACAAAGGTGGTTATCGTTTTAAGGTTCGTATCGTAGGAGATCACCCCGCAAGTAAGGAGATCCTTGATACGCCAGACTTGCCATGGGCAAATGTGATGATGCCAGTCAATGTGCCCTTCATGCCTGGTAATGTTGGTGGAGCACATCCACAACTTATTAAGGGGTGCTGGGTTGTTGGTTTTTACTTAGATCACTTAAAGCAGAAACCCATTATCATGGGTTCTATTGGACAAACTCCTGGTGCTACAACTATCTCTAAGAGTGAGAGACCTGATGGCAGCACAGCTTTTGGAACAGTCAATAATACAGTTGATAATCCGGTAAATCCTGTTACAGACGGACAACCAGCACCAGAAAATCCGGAAGGTGGACAAGGAGAAGCAAACAAAACTACTGGTGCTTTGCCAACTGGTGATGATACAGTCCCAATACCTCCAAGAATGCTGAAAGGTCGGGATGATGAAAAATGGTGTCAATCTGTAGCAGAAAAATGCGACAAACAAAATCTAACTGACAAAACCAAAATCTTACTTGGTGAATTTTTAAATGAAGTTCAGAAAAATGATGGAAACATTGGCACGTATTTAATTAGTCCTATTAGTGGAACAATTAATAGTGGTGTTGGCATAGCAAGAAAGTATGTCAATAAGTTTATGGCTGTAATCAGGCATTTTATCGCAAAGGTAAAAGGTTTTGTGCTTGAGAAACTTACTAATGCTGTTAAGGATCTAATTAAAGCAGTATTGTATCCAAATGAAACTGGAAATGCCCTTACTCCAGTTACAGAATGGTTCAATAATCTGCTCAAAGATCTTGGGTGTAAAATGGCAGATCTTGGAGATCGTTTGGCAGAATGGTTGACGAACGTTTTAATGGGTCTAGTTAATCAGGTTTATCGTGCCGCAGCATGTCAAGTAGACACACTAGTAAATGGTATTCTATCAAAAATCAATTCCTTAATGGAAGAGATTTTAGGAAAAGTTCTTGGACCTATTCAGGATATTCTTGGTGCTATTGCCGGACCACTTAATATTTTAGGTGGAGCAATTAATTTCGTCTTAAAATTACTTGGTATTTCTTGCTCTGGACCTAATAATGAATGTGCCGGATACAAACAAATTTGTACAGATGGTGAGAAAAAAGATAAAGAGGACAAAAAAGGAAATGATTTCCTAGATGATCTTCTTTCTAACATTGATAATTTATTCCCTGCTACAGGAGCTGACTTTAATCAGTATACCTGTGACGATGCTTATACTGGAAAACCATTATCTATTACAACAGTTGGGTTTACTGGTGGAGTTCCTCGTTACAGTGATAAACCAACAAAAACACCAAAAATTGTTTATACGATATCTGATATTATTGTAGAGGAGGGATTTGATGCTGTATTCCAGGTAACTAGAACTGGAGTTACTGAATCTGCTTCATCTGTGTCTTATAGAACATCTAAGAAAGGAACTGCTACTCCAGATAAAGATTACTTGCCGGATAATGGTATTCTTGGATTTGCTCCGGGGGAAACTGTAAAAAATATTACTATTAGAACGTTTAGTTCACCAGAAAACGAAAGTGACGAAGATTTTTATGTCATTCTAAAGAAAAACTCTCCTGGTGAAGGTAGTAGAATTAGATCTACGTTTATAAAAAATGTTGGTAGGTGTGTAATCACAGAGCGTAATGTAAAAGAACCTGGAACTCCATATTATCCAAAACCAATAAATCCAATTACAGAGTTACCGGATGTTTTCCCACCTGATGTAATAGAAGATATCCCTACTCCTCCTTCTGATGATACTCCTCCTCCTTCTGATGATACATCACCTTCGTATGAAGTAGTTGCTGACAAAGTATCTGTTAATGAAGGTGATTTTGTACAATATACAATCACTACAGAAAACGTAGAGAATGGCACTTATGCATACTACACATTAACGGGGGATATTGACTCAAGTGATATTATTGGTGGAGCGACAACTGGTTCTTTTGTTGTCAATAACAATACTGCTGAAGTAATAGTTGGAATTTCTGAAGATTCTTTAGATGAAGAAGAAGAGTTGCTTATATTCACTGTGAATGGAACTGGTGCTACTACAGATGTGCTGGTAGTCCCACTTACAGAAGAGATTAGTACTGAACCGCCAGAAGATGATGGAGAAGGCGATACTCCAGATACAACTACAGACGAATTTATTGTTCCTGAGGTTATTCCTGAAACTATTATTACAGATGATAATGGTGGAATTATTGAAATACCTATCAGTCAACCCGGAGACCCTTGGGCAGAACCACCATATGTCTTTATTGGTGGTGAAGGAATTGGTGCTGTAGCAACTCCTTTACTAGATCAAGATGGATTTATTACAGAAATTCGTATTAAAGCACCTGGATACGGATATAAATTAAATCTTGCTAATGAATCTGGTGTTCGTTGTATCATTGATGCGTTTACTATAATCCGCCCCGGAATTGGATACACATCAGAACCTGATATGTATATAAATGGTGAACTTGGTGTTGCGGAAGCAGTTATCAATGAAGATGGATTTGTCGTTGGCGCTAGAATTTTAGATAGGCAATTAACATTTGAAAAATTCCCTGAGATTGTTATCGTTGGTGGAGGTGGATATGGTGCTAAACTATTACCATCTTTTAGATGCCTAGATACTGAAGCACTCACTACAGTTGGATCTACTAAGATCGGAACTGGTCGTTATATTGATTGTCCATAATGTCACACGCTGTACCCGCTAACGAATACCCCACAGGTATCTTTCCACAAACCACGGCAGATGAAACACAGAGTCTAAAAGATGGTCCTGTGTTTACAACATGTTGGAAAGGTGTGCTGACTCGTTCACAGATCTATGAACGCATGTATCCTGATGGTCAGACATCAACACTGAGAATAGATGGTCCTGATGGCACTGCTGGGTTTTTATCACTCCAAAATAATGGATCTATCGTCATTGTTACGGGAGAAAAAAATGTAGAAAAGGGTGCTTCTAGTGGAAAATTGTGTATACACACTCATGGACAGCAACAAAAACACGAGCAAGTAACTCACATTGAATATAATTGTGGTGATGATGGCGAAGAGGCATTAAACATTATTGCATATGGAGATATTGTAGAAGAAGCTACTGGTAGCGAAAGGCATATTAAAGCACAGAAAATTGTTATTACTGCAGAAGAAGAATTATTTTTGATTGGAAAATCGCAAGTATTCATTCAGGCAGGATCTAATGGTGGTGGTACTATTCAAATGAGTGCTGGTACTATTGAGCAAGTTGTAGACAACAAAAAAGATATTGTCTTTGGTCAGAAGATGACATTTGGTGCCGGTGAAGAAACATCCGTACAGTTTGACCCTAGAGCATCACAAAATATTGTTTCACCTGGACATGTTAATTGGTCTATCCTTGGTGATTATAAGCAATGGGTTGGTGGAGTATCGCAAACTATCATTGCTGGAAAACCATCAATACCACCATTAGTTAAGGATAGATTAAACAGTTATTCGGTGAAGACAATACTAGGAAATTCTGAGATTCAATCTATTGCTGGCAACACAAGTCTAAAAGGTCTATTAATTTTACTTAACTAAGCAATTACGTATACTGATCGTAAACTGGCACAAGGGGGGTTGATTTTTGGACCTAACCCTGATAAATTACTCTTGTAGCAAATCAGGCGAGTGCCGCAATTACTTGCATAACCTGGTTGACGCATCGAGCGTCTTCTGCTATAATATATTCATGCGATCGGGAGTCGAACCGATCCATCATCTGCGGGTATAAATTCCGCAAGTAAACAAAGGTAATTAAACAACAATGATCAAATCTGTATTCGCAGCAACCGCTGCCCTGTCCGT